CCTCAGCCTCATCACGAGCAGCGGCAGCCTTATTGCGTTCAATGGTTGAATTGACGCCCATGGCCTCAAGAGCAGTTCCAGCAGCGGCAGAACCGACACCAGGAGGCAGAGGGCTTGAGAAATCAAAAGACCCACCAGAAGGACCAGAAGCGCCTACAGAGCCAGCGGAACCGCCGGACATAGTGGCGTTAACACCAACGCCCGAAGAGCCAAGAACGGCAGCGGGCGTAACGCCAGCTTTGAGATAACGGTCAAAAACCTTCGAAGGGTCGTTATAGGCATTCTCATAGTCAAACTGCTTTTGCCAGTTAGCATAGTTAATTTCACCCTGCTTCTGCATCTGCTCCAACGCATACTGTTGCTGGAGCTTCATTTGTTTTTGCTGATATTTCCATTGTCTCTTAAGGGATGGCTTAAAAAGACCAGAGGCAACCTGACCGCCAGCAGAAATACCCGAAGCACCAAGAATAGCGCCGGTAGAAACGGGTTCAACGTAGCTCTTGAAATCAACAAGTTGCATACTACGGGAGTGTAAAATTATTAGAACGAATAATATAATCTACCCGAACGGTGTCGATATGAACACCAGAACGAGCAACCTTGGCTTGCGCGGAACACGAGGACAAGAAAAAGGCAGCCAAAGCAGCAACAATAGACGAGACGAGGGTCCAAAACGCCTTCGACTTATAGAACGGTTGTTTAGTATCAGACATAATAGTAAAATTTAAAGAACGATAGAAAAATGCGCGGCCTCTCCTGCAGTCGTTACCAATAACCTTCAGCAATTCACGGACTCTCGCAGAAGGGGTCCGCGCACGTAGCATATATCGTCAAGTAAAGGATATACTATTTTTCTTCAGAATCAGTGGATTTAGAAGCAGACTTCGACCTATCTATCTCCGAGTCAATAAGTTCCTGTCCGACTTCAAGACCATCGAATTTATCCATACGAGAGAATGAATTAGGGTCAAAATCAATATCGGGATTAAACTTCTCACCCTTATCAAAATCAGACGATGATGCCTCAACATCCGGACGACCAGGAAGAACATCGATAGAGCCAGAGCCATCGAGAACAGAAAGAATACGCTGACCGCGCGAGACATACTCAGGAGTATCCTCAATTAACCAATCAAGTGCCATAATGTAGAAATTTTGAACATTGAAACCGGAGTACTAATCTCCGATCGGAGACCAATACCCAGGAAAAACAACGAAATATTGAACAATTAACGATTAGATAAACGGGTTGCAAACGTCTTATTAATCAAATTCTTCTTCTGGACCGAATAGGACATATTTATAAAGAAGTTATCCTCTACGTTAGAGGCAAAGGGTGAATTAACCTGAGCCATATCCACAAAGAGTGCAGGATAATAATTAGCACTAGCAGAGCCTACATACGAAAAACCAAGCGAACGCTGCTGCACCCAATACGAATAAAGGGTCTTAGGGACACCTAACGCAGGCGAAGGATACGAAGACAGAGAGCCTAATACCTCATCGTAAGACGAGCGGAACTCATTAAAACAAGGCTCGTAAGCGACGGCGAGGCCAAGGTTTGAGCCCGCAGCATTACTAAAAAGCCGCGCGGCAGGAACATCTTGGTATCCAATATCGTTGTAAATAGGGTTAAAATAATCTGGCCCTTGATAATTTAAATAATCAGGGGTGATACCACTCCAGAAGTAAATAGGGCGAATGCTTAACATATCAATCATATAGCCGGGCTCACGGAAATAGTAAGACTGTCGGCGGCCTAATCTATCATTGAAAGCGATAGCGCCGCCTTGCTGTCCTAGAGGGCCATTTGTGCCTGCACTGGCAAAATTGTTCTGTCCAGCCTGATTCATAACAATCTGAACGTTGACAGTTTGAGAAGCGCTAAAAAGAAGCTTAGGGCGGTCTACATGCTCAATTTTAGAAGCAAAGAATGTCTCGAGCCAATCACTATAACGACTTCCTCCGGCGCCGAGAAGGTCCTTATACTCCTGAAGGCGAGAAGCGATAGCTAACTGCGGAATAGTGTTTACTCCAGTCATAGAAACAGCAGACGAAGCACCTACGGGGATAAGACGGCTAAAACGGTCGGGGTTTGAAGGTACAACAGCCATAGGATGTGCAAACAAGAAAACTGAAATGCCAGAGACAGAGGCACTACCTTCAGAGGTGGAGAACTGACCAGCAGGACCATGACCGATCGCGATATTAGCACTACTGGGCAATGTGGAAGAAACGGGGTAGCCATTCTGATCACCGCCCGAAGGAAGTTGGGATGCGACTATCTGGTAAAACAAATTGCCTCTATTGAAAGTGTTATTTGTGCTCGAAACAGCCGATGGGTAAAACTGACTCTCAAAATAGGCGTCAAGAAACTCCAGGTTAGCAAACTCTTGCTTAAAAAACGCAGCTTCTGAAGCAAAAGAAAAGGAGTTATCTTGAATCGACCAGGAAGCAGGCCACGCAATCGAATACAAAGACCACTGCGAGTAGCTATAGTAATTACGGACGATATCCCAATAGGCTAAATATGTATCAGCGTTTGCCCACTGATTAACCGCAGCGCCAGTAGGAAGACTAGCGGTATAAGGAGGTTGATTAGAAAGCTGGAGCGATGTCTTATTGGAGACGCGAAGCCAAGACATAAGCGAATTGGGGAAGGCTCGCGAAGCACCAAGGGCGGAATTAGGGGTGGTTGTCCCCGAGGTGCCAACAAGAGCGGTAATCCAATTTAAACTCAAGTCGTTCATGTCAAACTTACTGCTATTCGTCCTCAATTCGGGATGGTATAACTGAAGCGGCACCCAGAAACGATGAAGTCGAATAGTATAGGGGTTAAACGTTGGGACAGCAAGGGGATTACTGCGGACGTCGATACCCTGTTCGATAGAAACGCGGTCACGAGCATTGATGAAATCGATGCGCACAGGATACAAAATACCCGGTGTGCACGTAAAGGCCTTACTCTCGGGAACATCATAGCGAGAGTAACCGTTTACAACGTGTGAGATAAAAGGTTGTTTTCCCATAAATTAAATAATTAGTTGAAGTTTATAGTGGTCTCTCCAAAACTGAAGAATATCCAAATCTAACCAGGTAGGGGGGTCAAAGTCAGGCATTTTCCGAGAGGTAGAGGAAAAGCGCATCACTTGCTTTTGCTCCCACGTATACGACGCTCTACGGGATACGGCGGAATCGAGGCCGAACCGTTTAACACACAGAGACACAATACGCCTAACCAGAGGAGACTTGCTAAAATGCGCATAGCTATCAGCAGCGGTAATCGAACGTATAACCTCGTCTTCTGGTTTAAGATAACGATGATAGTATCGAGGAATCGAGTAATTATAATTGACAGAGGTCTTAGTATCATAATAAGACCAAGTCGAAGTACGGGCAGAAGGGCGAGGCATATAACCAAGAAAATCACCAACGCCAGCAGATACGAATTTTCGCGTATAACGGCGATGTTGGAGGAGAGTAGCCAAAGGTGTAATTTTTCCATTTAAGGTAACGAATTTGTCCGAGATTTCCTCGGGGTTAAACTGAATTTGTTTAGTAACATACTTAACGCAATAACGAGCGCGCCTGTGGGTTGCTTTTGCAAGCCACACGAAACCAAGGTCCCGAACAGCAGAACGAATCGTATTATAGAGAACGTTTGTGCCAAACAGAAAGCCGTGGAAATGCAATCGAGGCTCGCTTCCTGTTTCTGGGTGGGTACCAAACTCCTGGAAAAAAGCGTGTTTGAACGAATGACCGAGCGTATGACGCATGCGTTCATTGAATTTTCGAATAAACCAGGATGGGTCAAGCAAGGCTTCATTATAATACTTCGGAGCAATCGTTATTGTAATAAAAATGGCCTGCTGATTATTAGCCTTACAGCAAGCAAGCTCACGCTCGAGCCGGATAAACCAATCATTACGCTGACGACGTAGGCAATCTTCACACTTCCCGCACGGCACCATCAGCCACTGACGAGCGACATCCCAGGGACGAAGAGCCAAAGCGGACTTAGCAACATCGGAGCCATTGCGACAAGGGTTCTTCTTGTCAAAATAGCGACGATTACGTATCCATATGGGAGAGGAGCAAGGCATTAAAAAAGGCTCTTAAGACAGTCAAACTTAAGATAAGGGTTAGTACGACGACAGCGAACAAGATAATCATTCGCAAAGCTTTCATCGGCAAACCAAGCAATAACAACTCGCTTTCTACCACGATATGTGCCAATAGAATAACGATGAGGGGCACCATTAATAATAGGGGAAAACTTAGGCCTAAAATCGATATAATCCATGACTTTAAGATGTTATTCGGTATCGGTTATAAGAAAACCCCAGGAAACGAAATGTCTCCTGGGGAATCACGGGTTAAAGAATTCTTCCACCAAGAGGGCGGGTAACTACCTTAGTTCCCTTTCCCTTCTTCTTTCGACGCGACTTCATGGGGATTAATGTTAAGATTAAACATGAGAACCAGCGTATTGTCAAAATAATCAATACCAAAGCCAGGGAGAGAACAAAGGGCCGAAATAAGACGGGAGATATCCCCATGGTCGAGGTAGAGCGATTCAGAGATACCCGAACTCTTCAGAAAAGAGTGAACAGGAGTGTCTTCGAAAACGTCGACAGGCAACGAAATGAACTGTCCATCTTCTATATGTCCAATCTGGACAAGATCAATCTTAAGGGCGGGATTAATACGACGAGCAACAAGGTGAATCTGTGTCATAGCAAAAAAAAATAAATTAAATAAAATGAGGAAGCGATTTAGCGAAATGTTCCCACTCTAGCGAAACGTTAAACCAAAAATTGAGACCCTCGGGGGTTGAATCAAAGGGAAAAGCCGAAACAATAACATCAGAAAAAGTGGTGTTAGGCGAATCCAGGGTGAGAGAAACAAACTCACGAACAGCAGCACGAGGGGTCGTAGGCCCAACCCTGGCGGACATAAGGTTGTCTACGAATTTCGAGTAAAGGCCACGACGACAAAGCCATTCAGAAAGCACGTGATCGAAAATGTCGACAAGTAGTGCATTTAAATCGAGATTACGATTTTTCATAATATAAAGGTTATTGGTTTAACACTGCAAATATAACAAAAGAAAATAAAACTCCAAAAAAATTAACGCGAATGACGTGAATTATTATACGTACTCGAATAACCACTACGATTCATTTCAGTTTTAGCATAACCAACAACATTGCCTTTATAATCATAACGAGTAGTCATAGAGGAGGTTGTGGAATTGGCGGAAGAACCACCGGCGGAAATAGTGCCAGCGGCACGGGACATTCCACCCCGTACAATGCCAGCACCAGCAAGGTTGCCAGCAACGCTTATGAGGGACTTTGAAATCTCAACATACGGGTCAAGTTTTGCATTACGAAGAGCAACACGAGCCTGTTCGGGGAGAAACTCAGAAGCGTTCGCCTGATTTATAACGGTTTTATTATAAAAATCCTTAAGAGACATAGAAACCTTAAAAGAGCGAGGGCCAGGATTTGCACGAACAACAGGATTAGAGCTACGAAGATTATTTTCGTACTGAGGGTTCGGAACCTCAACGTCAAACTGCTTATCCCAATTATTCGCAAGTTCATAGGCAGAATCAAGATTATCAAGACGGAGAGATTGAATTACCTCACCAGCTTGTTCACCGAGAATCTGATTAAGTGAGCCCTGGGTATTCATCATAAAGGCCTGAGCAGACATAAGTTTACCCAAATGCTCATTCTCAATACCTAAGCGCTCGACCAGTTTAGCAACGAAAGCAGCCTGGTTCTTCTTTTCATCAATAACACTCAAAAGAGTACTATCGGAAATAAATCGATTATTCTTTTCTATATCCTCTTGAATCTGAAGAACATCGCGAGCGGACAGGTTGTGAGCCGCAATAGCCTCATCGAGAGAGACACGGGCTTTAGCCATAGCAACATAAAGTTGATTACCGACATTCTGGTCATCAATAGAACGAGCCTCAGCCTCATCACGAGCAGCGGCAGCCTTATTGCGTTCAATGGTTGAATTGACGCCCATGGCCTCAAGAGCAGTTCCAGCAGCGGCAGAACCGACACCAGGAGGCAGAGGGCTTGAGAA